CCAGGCGAGAGACTCGAACAACGGAAACTCCGCCAAGAAATGGGAGAAACTCTTATATCTTGGGCAGATGAATACTTTTCAAATGAGGATCATTTGAATCGACGTCTTATCCGCAAGGACCTATATGATGCTTTCTGTACATACGATCCGGCACAAAGGAAGTTCATCTCCCCGACGGCTTTCAAAAAGAAATTTATAATGTACTGTGAATGGAAAGGATATATTTTTAATCCTCATAAATACGATAGCAAGACCGGGAATCCATTTCAGATGGATAAAGACGGACGACCTATTATTGACGACAAGGCTGGAGGAATAGAATATTTCACAGTTGGCACTGGAACTTACACTGGTGACAGTTATTCAGCTGATACCAGCTTTGAGGATGAACAGAAACAAATAGACTTTTAAAAGATAGCGATGAATATGGGAAAAATATTACTAAATGAGGTATTATCTCATGCTGATAAGTTAAAAGAGGAAATCAAGAAACGTTTAAAATGCGAGATTGTCGATTTTGAGATTGTAGAATATGAGTCCAGGGAAATAGGTGTGCATTGGAATGCTACATACAAAAGCAAAGCTTCATACGTGGATATTCCATATAAATGGATAGTGGCAGGTATTCATTGGGATGAAAGACTCGTTAGCATGTATGCAGACCCAACTGACTTTTTAGTATTTACAGAATAATAATGAGCTATGGATTACGATTGCGACTATTGTGTTCATTGTTTAATGAACGAAGAAACGGAAGAGGAATTTTGCGATATAGGTAGAACTCCTCCTGAGAACGACGAGTGTAAAGGACTTGAATATTACGAAGAAGATTGATTAAACACAAGATAGAAAGGAGCTAATATGGGAAAAAACATTAAAGGTCTTGCTGGTTCTGCCATCTTCAGCCAAAAGACGGTTGACAAAATGAACGGCATAAATAAAACCAATAAAGGGAAGACATCCCCAATTTATATACCATCTAAAAAACGGAAATAATGGAAACAAAAAAACTTTTTACAGTAGAATTTTACGAGAAACCTGAACTGACGTTAGAAGCATTAAATCGGTTAGTTGAGGGAAAACACGTTGCAGCTCAGGATATGTACGAAGGCGGAGAGTTCTTGTATATGGAAGTCTACGAAAACGAAGATACAAAGAAGATTCTCTCTCCCGTCATATCGGATTTGGAAGCATATAAGGCTTACAATAATGAGTACTTTGTATCTGACGGAACGACTCAAATAGGTCTATGCGCCTTACAGGATGAACACGATCATTTCTTCCGTGATTTCGAAGGAAACAAAGAAATTAGATGGAATAATGATGCTGAAGCGTTCGTCTTTGCCGAAGATATGCCATCAAAATTTGACTAGTAACAAAATAAAAACGAAGTATGGGAAAAAGAACTCTACAAATAGATGTTATTGGTCCTGTTAAAGGGACTGATTTAGTGAAATGTAAATTGTATGCCGATGGACGGGTGTGCGCATTTTGGACCACCCAGTCAAATTATGAAGCTTTAATGTATGATAAAATTTTCATCCGTGATGGCAAAACTGTTGATTCCGCTGGCGTGATAAATACTACTAATACCTTCACTGAAGAATAGAAACCAAAATTTATAAAGATATGAATATAAAATATGAGGACATAACGGCTATAATGCACGTTGTTTGCTATGCTGATGTATTGTTAGATAGCAAGATAAAAGAACTTGAACAGCGAGGATTCAACAATGTTGCAGACAAATATCGCCCTAAAAAAGAAGAAATAAAGAAGGGAATGGATGCACTCCAAAAAATAAGGGAAGAACTTCATTTGAAGGATGATTATGCCTACAGTGAAAAGTTTAGAAAGTAGTGTTTGACGTATAACTAATAAAGGAATATGAAACGATTTATACTATTAACGGAGCAAGACTCTTATGAAAAAAAAGTCTACTGGATTAAAGATATTGACCGTGTAGATGATGACGATGATGGAAGCAAGGTCTATTTTAAAGGGAGCATCCCAAATGGGTACTATAAAGAAACACCTCAAGAAATATATCGCATGATGGAATCTAAAGGCGGATTTACCTTAGGTGATGTGTTAGCAATAATACTTATTCTCATTCTTATAGTAGCAGCATGTTCTTAACAAGAAAAAGTATGAACAGGAATGAAATAGATGAATTTATTGAAGACAATTTCGGTCCTCATGATAAATTGACCATACTGGAATTGGTAGACGAAGTTAAGAAAGATGCAATACATGCATTCGCAATATCATGTCCGCTCTTTGAAGAGAAAGATGGCCTTATGGTATGTCATAAGGAAGAATCTCCATACACTGAATGCCTTCACCGATATTTCAATATACGTAACAAGAAAGATATGCCACAAGGGATTAAACCTTGTAAGTATATAGAGAATTTTATCAAAGAAATCAATTTATAATAATTATACAAATGAGTAAAGATCGAGGCGCTAATATCCTGGCGGCCATCCAGCAAATGGCAATGGATAATAATCAAGGTCTGAGAATGACCACGACATTAGTCAATGTTACAGAAGATCAGCGTGGAAGTATAGTCGGATTCGGTACAGAAAAGGAGATGAGCGATGACGCCAAGTTCCAAATCCGAACAGGCATGCCCGGAGAGTATCTGGCATGTGCGTTCTTCATAAAACGGAGTGAACTAAAAAAATACCTGGAACATGAATAGAATAAGATGGTTCGTCATCGGACTCCACCTATATGTATTTCCGCCAGAACCGGAAGTAGGAGACATCGAGGCTTTACACAACTGGATCCCACAAAAAAAAGGAATCATTGAGACGCTAAAATTCAGGTTTCACACCGGTATTTGGAGCTATACAGCAGGGAATATAAATTATCAATATTAATTGCACTATCACTATTCTGCACTTAAGCATGGGAACCTATCAAGAAATATTAGACGAAGTTCTTCCTCTATACCGGCAGGATCCGGAACGCTTCATGCGTTTCTATCACGCCGTCAATAACATTCTTGCTACAATACCTGAAGGCAAGAGTATTCTTATAGCTGACCATTGTAAGCCTGCATCACGTGATCTATTCATTAAAATAGCTTGTATGTATATTATTGAAGAAACAACAAGGAAAGATGTCTTGGATGACTTTTTAGAGTTTTCTGACGATTATAGCAGCATTCGGCATGTGCCTAAATTAGTGCCGGCACATGTCCGACCACACTTCTACTCGAATCGAAGATGAGTAGATTATCCCAATTTATTACTCTGTAAAGATACTAATTTTCACTGATATACGCAACATTATGACAATAAAAAAAGAGAATAAAATAATGGTAGTAATAGCCCCATCGAGCGATGAACGGGAACTATTCATTTCCCGCCTGGCCGTTCGGCTAGGTTTTGCCAAAGTCCCTTCGGATGCTAAAAAAATCATCCGCAAGGATATCTATTCCTTTGACCTGCCTACTGCCTACTTCATTCTCTGCAGTAACTACAACTTTCGCGGCTCTGTCATCACGACACAGCGTCTCTACGAGCTTGCCGCAAGGGGCATCTGCGTAGTCGTCGGCGTCAAGTCACTACCGCGTGAGTACGAATTGATATCGCAAGTGTTTTATCCTGATGATTTGCGCTAACATAAGTCGAATCATTTATTGCCCGGTGATGCTTCTGCATTACCGGGCTTTCTTTTTCCGTTCCCCTCGCCTCCCCTTCATTCATCAAGAACGTTTTGAACAAATGTGCAGAGGGAGAGACGCCAAGCGCAGACAGGGGGACATATATATTTTTTTTATTTTTCTTTCTTAAAAATACCCTACCTAAAAATAAGGGAAAATTTTGTGCTTTCGTGCAGACACCCTTTTTTCGGCATTTATTACATTATAAATCAGATATTTAAACACCGCACGATTTTCGTACAAAAACGTACGATTCGTACAAAAACGCACAAAAATGCATTTTGTACGGAGTACGAAGATTTTGTGCTAAAAAGTACACTATTTCGTACGCCATTAACTATCTGATAAACAACACATAAACAGAAAGCATAGCTCATTTAGCACGATTGCACAAAAAAATAGTACGGTATCAGCAAGGGTTATATGTACAATACCTCGTTTTTTTATTGATAAAGGCAAGGATTACTCAGTTATATTTTGTACATTAGCTCCACACCTAAACCACTATGCTTTATATGATTACTACTAAGATTGAAGTTCCACAGCATCTTAAGGAGTATCTGATCGGAAAGTTCTGCAATTTGCAGGACTCTCCGATTCGCTTCCCGGATAAAACGGATATCTACCATTTTATCTACGATCTGTTAGAACGTCGTCCAGCTAACATCTTTAAGGATCATGGTAATCTCACCATCATCCTTCCTGAACGTACTACCGGGAAGGATCCTAAAACTTACAATTACCTGGGAATACGTTCACAGATAATTCTCATTCGCAAGATCGAGAGAATGCTATGGGCAGAGGTACATGATTACCTGGATGAGCAAAAGCACACTTACGGAATCACCTATATCGACGGGATACACAACTTCATGACCTGCTATGGGATTGATTCCATCAGCGAAGATGCATTCAAGAAGAATTATTATCGCTGGAGGGCTAATCTTCGACGAAAAGAGAAAAAAAGAGGCTATCACCGCACAAAAACATGACCGAGCAAGTGTAGTTAATTGTCCCTTTTTTGATCAAAAAATGTTCTAAAAATGCGTACTAATTGAAAATCAACAAGTTATGAGTGATATCAATAATATGGGAGGCATATTATTTGCCGAAATACTAAATACAGACGAAATAGTCCTGTTTGCAGTACATCAGAACCAGGCATGCATCAGGAGCAAGGAAGGACACGACTGGTATCCGCTTCCAACGCGAGGAATCATTGAAGCTCCAACTGTCGCTTCTGATGATACAAAAGACGCAGGAATCACATATAAGCATTCAGTGACCATCCAGTTTCCTCGATCCGCATTAGAGGAGAATACAGCAAACGAGCTGCGCAATAAAGTTCAGACAGGCTGTGTCCTACGCTGCCAGGACACACAGGGACACAAGTATATCTATGGCACAAATGAATACCCACTCCTCGGAAACTTAAACCTGATTATAGGGAAAAAGGTAACCGACTTCACCGGATATGAGCTGAAACTTGCCGGGACCTCATTACATCCGATGCTCTCCTATATCGAAATTTAACCGTCCTTCTGCACCCTCACTAATAGGCGTATCATTGCACCAAAATCAGTGCAATGAGCCAAAAACGTATCATTCTTTCCGATTCATCGCTTAATCGTTACGGTTACCGGGTCCTTACCTCTGGAATGCTCCTCGAAGCATTCAAGAAGAACCCGGTGATGCTGTATATGCATTTTCGTGATGAAGGATCTCCCATTTGGGGAGAAACTAAAGCTATCGGGCATTGGGAAGATATACAGCTTGAAGGCGATGTACTTTCTGCCATTCCTGTTTTCGACAAGGTTGATCAACTATCTAAAGACATTGCCGCAAAATACGAAGCAGGGACTTACAACGCCGCAAGTGTCGGTATCCGCATCATTGCTACATCAGCCAACAAAGACCTTCTGGTACCTGGTCAGACTCGCGAAACAGTTACAGAGTCAGAGCTGATGGAAGCATCCATCGTGGACATACCGGCAAATTCCAATGCCGTTCGCCTCTATGATCGTTCCACATCCGTTCTTCTGGCAGCGGGTATGGACACGAATTCCGTGCCAGCATTATCAACAACTTCATTCAAAAACAAAATGACTCTAAAAGAATCATGGTCAGCTTTTTTATCTTTTCTGAATATCAGTCAAGATAAGGCAGTAACGACCGAATTATCAGCAGAGAACCTCGACTCCCTGCATAATGAATTCACCCGTCTGAAATCGGATAACAGTTCTCTCGTACAAGCTAAACAGGAGATCGATCAGAAATTATCTGATGCGACTACTGAAATAGCGACTCTCAAGACAACAGTAAGAAAAAGATCAAGAGATCGCTAATCTGAAAACCGAGGCAAGCGGCAAGGATTCAGAGATCACTCAACTCAAAGAACAAGTAGCCAATCTAAAGAAAGCTCCGGCACCGGGTGAACCAGTTCCTGCCCCAAAGGGTGAACCTGCCGTAAACGGAGGAAAAGAGGAACTGGCTGCCTACTGCGAGGAAAATGCCGGCAATTATCAGGGAATCACAGAACGCCTGAAGGCTGACGGACTCCTTTAATTTACTAACCTACCTTAACTATTAAAGAATATGTCTCAAAAATTAATTGACGTATCGAAACTGAACCAAACCTTAATCACATATGATAAGGCGCTTCGCGCTCTTCCATTTGCTACCCTGCAGGAAGTTGCCGCAAAATTGGGATTGAACGTGATGGATCTGCAAGGCAAACATGCCTTGATCAATGAACGCCGGCGTGCCGGTGGAACTCAGTCTTACAAGATTGGGAAAAATTTCCGCCTGGTTGATAAGCTGCTCGGCTATGAACCTTCCGTTATCGAACCGAAGGATGTTGTATGTATCACAAAGGAAAACTCTCAAAAATACGATGACGGTGAACTGTTGATCGTAGGAGGTCAGCCAGTCAGCAACATCAACAAGAAACATCCTCTTGAAACACGTGTTGCCTTCACATTGGTAAAATCTCATGTTGAAGATGTAGTATATACATTGTTTCATGCAGAACGTGATGAAGACTCAACTTCACCGTCAGGTGCATTTGATGGTCTGTTCACCAAAGCCGACATGCTGATTACAACAGGTGATGTCAATGCTGCTCGCGGCAACTTTGCCCCATCAGGTCTTTTTACTTTGCCTACAAAGGATACAGACTCCGCCGCTTATGAAAATTTGGTTGAATGGATTGGTGGTGCCAACACTTACCTGCGTTCCTCCAAGTCGGGAATTCCACAGTTACTTTGTGCCGAAACGGTCTTGATAGCTGCACGCTCTGCTCTCCGCAACAAACTGAGTATGCAGGAATATCCTTCCATGCAACGCATGATTGAACTTTTGCGTGAAGACGCAATGTGCCCTGCGCTTGAAATCCTCTCTCACGAAGCATTGGGACAGGGATCACGCCTGGTTCTTCAGAAGAAAGGGAATATGGATGTTGCCTTCAATACCCAAGCCGCAACCAAGTTCTGTCAGATCCGTGATATCTACGAAGATCCCAACGAATGGCAATTCTGGCTGCAAACCGGTTATGACACCCGTATCCGCGACTGGCATGAAAAAGTATACCGCTGTAATGAGCAAAAAAATGAATCTCTTGACCTCGCAGGAGACTATTGCAAGACCGGAGGCGTACAAGTTGATATCACAGGAACGGAGAATGCCGCTTGGGCCATCAAAGGCAAAGTTGCTGAACGTAGCAATGGTCAATGCATCATTGGTCTGACACCCGGTAAGTACACTATTGAGTTTACTGCCGTAGACGGTAAGACTAAACCTGCCGATCAGGAAGTGACTGTAGTGGAAGGCGAGGTAACAACCGCAACTGGTGCTTATACCTAAACTGAGATAAAAAAATGAGCGGCCATTTTTGGTCGCTCTATCCTATTCACTCTTAACAATTACACTAATGAAAAAATATACTTACCTAATTCTCTGTTTGTTATTTGTGGCTTTGGTTATTGCAATCCCGGAGCTGCACCCTCAGACATGTCATCTTGATGGAAATACATTGACCATGTTGGCAGCTGGTCCGGCCTTCGCACCGCTGAAATGGAATGTCGGTCAAAATAATATGGGTGGATATAAAGGACGGTTACTGTTCGTCCCATTTGATGCACCCAATACAGTACCCACCGTTCCGGATCCCGGCAAAGCAGCAGACAATGAAGCACTAGTGACGGCAGCCGGTACATTTGCTTTTCCTGCAGAAGGGACGTATAAGCAACCTATTTATCTATATAGTACAGATGCAACAGTCGAATATAAAGCGGAGCAGCAGGGAGAAGCTGACGGGATCAGCTATAAACAGACGCTAAGTTTCTTCTTCCCTGGTAATACCCCTGAAATGCATGCGTTCAATGCATTGGTAAAAAACACAGCAGGCTATTACATCTTTGAGGATTCGGACGGTAAACAAATGATCATGGGACAACCGGGATTATACGCTTCTACCGCTCCTTCCTTCAATGGAGGTAAAGCAAGAGGTGACCGTCGCGGTACCACCTATACGGCTACCGCCGATTCCAATTACTCTGCGATCT